CTCTGTTGCCCCCCTCCCCACCGCAACACAGCCCCCCAATACTAAAGAGGATACTAAAGAGAGTACTAAAAGAAATAATAAAGAAAAATTATCTGAAGATCTTTTATTTTCCATAAAAGAAATATACAAAACAGAATTTCCTGAACATAAACAAAAGAATGTTTCTAGCACACATAAAGATTTAATTATTAGTTTATTAAAAAAACCACTCAAATTTGAAGATGATGGGAAGTTAGAAAGACAACCAATAGAGACTTTGCAATGGTGGGAAGAGTATTTTTCTTTTTGTTCAAAGTCAGATCAGCTGGTTAATGGTTGGCAATTTGAACAAGAGAAAAGAATTCCAGATTTAGAATTTTTATTACGGAGAAGGACGATAGGAAAGGTTTTTAACCTTGATTATCACCCAGAATTAAAAGGAGCGACATAATGAAAAAGTTTGAAAGCAGAGAGTCAGAGAGAGGTGTTTTAGGGTGTATTTTACTGAAGAATAGTTTGATAGGTACTGTTGATCTTACCCCTGAATTTTTTTCGGATAAAGCACATGCCGAGATATATAAATCTATGTTAAATCTTATAGACAGAAAATTAGATATAGACGTTCTTACTGTGACTGAAAATTTACCACAACATTTATCAGAGGTTGTAATTCATATAGCTAAAGAGATACCAAGTACAGCGGGTTTCAACTCTTACGTTCACATACTAAAAGAAACAAAACAAATGCGTGATCTGTCTAATAATGCACAGAAGATAGATAGTATTTTGCTTAGTGGAGAAAACTTTGCAGAAAGTTTAAACGAAGTGCAGTCCATGTTCATGGATTCACAAGTTAATGACGGCGAGCCAAAACTTATAAATGATATTTTAAAAGATGTTTTGAATGATGTATTTGATCCTGATAAATCTAAGCTAAAAGGAGTAGAGACAGGATTCGCGGACATGGATAAAAGATTAGGTGGTTTTAAAAAGGGAAATTTAATAATTTTGGCGGCTAGACCAGGCATGGGTAAAACAACTTTAGCCCTTAATGCTTGTTGGAATATAGCCAAACAAAATAAAAGATCCCTTTTCTTTAGTTTAGAAATGGAAGATAAGGAAGTTGTTAGAAAAATAATGTCACAAGAACTTAGAGTGACTAACGAGGATTTAAACAACGGCAACGTATTTAAGAAACACGATAATGTTTTGAGCATACAGGACGTTGTAAAAAATAAACAATTTTATATAGATCAAACACCAGCTTTATCTTTGGCTGAAATAGGAGCAAGGGCTAGAAAGTTAAGTATGGAAAAACCTTTGGATTTTATAGCTGTTGACTACATACAGTTGATTAATGAAAAAGCGTTGAGCCGTACTGAAGAAATTAGAAAAATATCAGGTGGGTTAAAAGCTTTAGCCAAAGAATTGGGATGCCCTATTTTAGCTTTATCACAACTAAACAGATCAGTTGAGACAAGAATAGATAAAAGGCCGTTGCTTTCTGATTTAAGAGATTCAGGTTCTATAGAACAAGATGCAGATATTTGTATGTTTATTTATAGACCAGATTATTACGAAGAAGACCAGTCAAAGTTCACTAATCATAGTGAAATATTGATTAGAAAATTTCGTATGGGAAAACCAGGAACTGAATATTTGTTATGGGATGCAGATGTATCTTCTTTCAAAGATGTTCCAGAAGGATGGATGCCCCCTCTGCCTGAAACGGCTGAGGAAATAAATCAACCATTTGGAAAAAGGGGGGTTAAAAAAATTAATCCATTTAATTAGCGTTGGAGGCGCTTCCTATGTGAAGAAATGCTCAGCCTGTAAAGAGCTGAAGCCAATAGAAAAGTTCTATAAAGATAAATGGAAAAGAGATTTATTAATGTCTCGTTGTAAGGAATGCGAAAAAAGATTACAGAGAGAAAGATATAAAAAGAACAAAGGAGTACCAGGTTACGACCCTAAGATACAAGAACTAGCAGTTCTTTGGTACAAAGAAACAAAGAGTATGAAAAATGGATGATTTTTTAAAAGAAAATTACGCACAAAGAATAAGAGAACACGCAAGAATAATTGAAGAAGCTGAAGTAGAACTTTTTAAGGCTGAAGCAAACGTAAAACATCTGCGAGCTAATCTTATGCTTAAAGCAGAGAAGCAAGGTGTACGCTCTATTTCTGGACAAGAAGTAATAGCAGACGCAACAGATGAGCTTAAAGAAGCCCGTGAATACGTTGGAATTGTCAAAGGACGTTTACGCGGAGAAGTTACAAGGCTAGGAGCTACGAATACAGAGGTTGAAGTTGAGAAAACAAGACACGTTACAAACAGACAGGAAATGAGAGCATACGGGCATGGCACTTAAGGGCAGAACACCAACTAAAGCAGAAAAACAATGGATGGATAAAGTGGCACAGTTTGGCTGTATTGTTTGCTGGGAAACATTAGGTATACCGCATTCGTGGTGTGAAATTCATCATTTAGACGGGAAAACAAAGCCAAATGCACATTTCAGAACGATAGGATTGTGTTACAAGCACCACAGAGATCAATCAAATAACCCTATGTGGGTATCAAGACATAAAAACAAAAAACAATTTGAAGATAGATACGGCACAGAAGAATATCTACTAGAAAAAACAAAACAATTTATTAACTAATGTGTTATTTAGCTATGCAAGAAGAATGGAAAGAAGAGTACGATCAGATCAAAAAAGAACTGTTAAAAAGTAGACAGGCTGTTGGTATAACAGATCAAGTAGATGACTTGGTTGAAGAAAAAGGAAAAGAATATGGTTCTCCAGATGTATTTTTTTCGCAACTAGCCAAAGCAAAAGAAGGAATAACTGGCATCCCTACTAGCGCAAGCAGAGAAGTAGGTTACATGCTTTTGTTTAAGGTTATTAGATACATAAACAATCCAAGCCATAAAGATACATTGGATGATATTGAAGGTTACGCAAGAATAGGAAAGATACTTGCCAATAATAAACAGGATAAAGATATGCAAGAAGACTAATTGAAGGTTGATCACATACACCACGCTAGGACTATGGGAAGTATTCTAGATCATCAAGAACGCATGGATTATTTAGACACAATTCCAGAAAAACATAGAAATTTAGTATTAAATTTGATGCCGATATTTCTCTCCGTAACCATTGCTAATATAAATACAACTGCAAGCAGAAAAGAAGCATTAGACAAAATTCCAACAGAGCTTAGATTTGCGCATGATAGCAGTACAGTAAAAAGTTTCGTTAAAGCTAGGGTTATACACCTCTTCAACGACCCTCAATTGAAATATGCAAAACGCTTTTAAGTCTGACCTAGATATAGGTGTAGACATAGAGAAAACTGTCTTAGATCAATTGAAAAAAAAATTTCCGTGTGCTGTTCAAATTGGTGGAAAGTTCAAAGGATATGATATTTGGATACCTGAGATCCATAAATCAGTTGAGGTAAAGAGTGATCAAAAATCACAATACACAGGAAACTTTCTTATTGAATGTGAAATGTATGGAAAACCTAGCGCATTGCTTTCTACTGAAGCAGATTATTGGGTTATTTATGATGGGCTGGAGTATAGCTGGTACAGGCCTTCTAAGATTCTTGAGTGTGTAATAAGAACCCAGTTAAAACCAGCTAGATTTACAAGTAGAGGTGATTTTGAACAGAAGCTAGCTTACCTAGTCCCTGTTAAGACTTTAAAAAAATACAGGGAGATTATTTGATGGGTACTTTAGTTTTATATACCGAAGTTTATTTAGATAATTGCTACAAAAGTTATTTAAAAAGATGCAATCTTGAAAAAGTACAAACTATTGTAAACAAAGAAGAATTTAGGATGATTTTAGAACATATATACGAACAGGAGGATATAGAAAATGACTAAAAAAGAACAAATAAAAAACTTGTTGAAAGAAAGGGATATTAATTTCAATGACGTAAAATTTATAGCTAATAACCCAAGCGGAATGAAAGATTCAGATTTTCCTAGAGGTTGGTGCTATCAAGTTCCTGGCGAGAAGGTTTGGAGAACATTAGGCAAAAATTCGGACGAAGCAATAAGAAACATTAAAACTACTGGGGAACAAGATGGAAGATTATAAGGTTGTATATATACACAGAGAACAAGAAAAATGGATTCCTATTGAAGAAACACCCGCCACAGAAGCTTGTATGTATTTAATAACAGGTAAATATGTTGATGGTGAAGAGTTCTTGCATCCTATAAATGAAAACCCACAAAAAGCATCTATGGCTTACGCAAGGTTTGGAGGGCATGTTGGATACTATATGCCCGTTCCTACTCCTCCTCCGTGTAGTCAGGTAAGTTAGTAGTTCTTTTAATGTAGTTGTATTCGTTCTGACATTTCCTGGAACAGTAAACTTTAGTCATTCTTGTAGATACAAATTTTTGTCCACAATTTAAACATTCTTTTGTTCTGTCATCTTCAAACCTAACAACTTTCTTTTCTAAGATTTTGAGGTTCTTGCTAAAGAACCCTGTACTTTTTAAGTCAGCTACAAGATCAATTAAAACCCTAGACTCTTTTCTAGTAAATTTAATTCCTGACATTATTTCCTGAAAGCGTAGATGCCTTTAGGCTTCTCTGTTGCCTTATCGTCTAACAACAAATCTTCAAAGAGTTCTTTTCTAACTTTTGTTTTTTCTTTTGCGGATAAATTTGATTTTATAATAAGATCTGAAATTTTAGGTTTAAAGGTTTTGTGATTGTTGGCTTCATGCACACAATCATCACACCAGCCCCATATAATTTGACCATATTCACTAGAATCAAAATGGAAACTATTTAATAAAGTTTTTTCCAAAGCCCACCTTCCTTGCTAGTATTTTCATCCATTCCTTTTCAGCTTCCTTTTCACTTTTGACTTTTTTTTCAGCTTCAAAATGTTGATTACCTTCTCGGTTAATCTCTATCATTGTTTTTATTTTGTTAGTTTCAGATTGCGACATAATTCACTCTTTGTTCTAATTCATACTGGTTCTGTAAAGCTCTAATAATTTCTGAATCATTAAAGCCGTAGTTCATGGCTTCTTCTAAATTTTTAAAAATTCGGAACTCATCACAAGCCACCCTGCAAGCTCTTTCAGCAGTTTCTATAGGGTATGCAGTACAACTTTCCTCTATTTGTTTTTCTTTTCTAAAATCACTATAGAACGTGAATTGCCACCCTTCTGAATGACCCAATGAAAGAAAATCTTTTGCATGGTTTGAGTAATTAGGAAAATTTTCATCTGAAATTAAAATGTGTTTTATTTCAGCACCAGTAAGGTTAGTGCAAATCTGTAATATTTCTGCATGGCTTGCGTACCAAACATCAACATGCTCTAACTGTCGTTTAACTATTAATTGATTTTCACTCATATTATGACCTTTTTAATCTTATTAATTGTACCATTTGGCAAATTTTTTTTAGGGTTTTTTGCTCTGTTAATTCTGTTCCTAATATGATCATCTAAAGTCTGATACCCTTTACCTTGGCAAGCGAAACAATACCTGGAAATTTTATATTTATAGCGACCATTCGCGCAGTCTGGTGCATCGCATTTTTTAAATTTATACATTATTTTTTCTCCTTAATCGCAACAACAATTGGCGATATTTTCTTCACAACAAGAACATGTCCAATCTTGGCTGGGTAGTTCAGGTTCAAAGTATTGTCCTATCCAACGACCACAGGCAATAGCTTGTATATCGTTAGGATAAATATCTAATCCTTCTAATATGCAATCGTCATAAAGAGTATCTTTCCAATTAGATTCTTCTTCTGCTTTATTCAAAGCTTCGTTAAGTTCATTAGCTATTATCTTTTGTGTAGATATTTCCATATCTCTATTTGTTTTAATTACTAACCATTCCATTAGCTTTTCTCCTTAACAGTTAGATCATATTCAGCCTCGGTTAGATAAGAATAAGACTCTAGAAACTGCTTTTTAGTTAATATTTTGAAGTCTCTCATCTTCTCTTTGTCGGTAATAAATGATGTGTATTCCATTAGCTTTTCTCCTTCATTTCAATAAATTCATTAGGAACATACCATTCCTCTATTGTCTCTACACAAGTTTCCTCATCCCATTGAGGTACTTCTACTCTGCTTTTCTTTTTTCCAATCTCTCTAATATTACCTATTGTCCAAGTTTCTTGTTCATCTTCTAAATAGTGTACTTTGCACCAACCTATATTTATTTTATTCATTAGCTTTTCTCCTTTAATTTTTTTCTAGCCTCAGCCGCTTTGAGCTTCCTTGCCCAAAGTTGCTTCGTTCTTGGTTTGATTATTTTCCGCACTTATAAACCTCCTTTTATTGCCATGTTGTAAGCAGTAGCATAATTGTTCTTAGCATTTTCTATAGCTAATGCCTCAGCTTTCTCTTTTTCTAACATGGCTTTGAATCCTGGTAGTTCGTCTAAATACCATTGATATGTATACTCATCAACGTCCATAGGATTTTCTACATCACATAATCGCTGATCTATAAATGCTATTTCTTTTTCAGTTCCAGATAGCATGACCCATTCAAATATTTTTTTGTCTTGATCTTCATCATAAGATTCAATTATTTCTTCAACCAATTTATCAACCAATTCAATAAAAAGTTGTTTCTTTCTTGATTTTGAATAGAGCCTTTTAATACATTTTTCTAAAATGTCTTCATTGTTTAGTACAGTATTTCTTTCGTACTGACTATATCTAGCTATTGATCCCATTACGCCACCTCCTTTTCTTTTTTAACTGCGTTCAAGGCATGTTCTATCAGTCGATAGGCCTCTTCTTTGTTTGGGGCTAGATCAAGAGCCATTTCATAAAAGAAAGTTAAACCCATGTAAGCAACCGCAGAACTTTCCAGACCCCCAATGGAATGCTCAGCCGCATCACAAAGATCATCATTCAATCTTTCAAGGGCTACCCTTTCCTTTTGTTTTTTAGTTAAATTTTTCATATCTTCTCCTTTGTTTGACATAGACCCGCTTGGGGGGGCGGGTTTCGGATTTTGAAACGCTCTTCAGTATGCCTGTTAAATACCTTGGTTATATTCCTCACAATCAAGCCTTTTGAATTCATCAAAAGACATATCTTCAGGACATTTAAGAAAATCTTCATCATTGATCCAAAGAGTTAAAAATGCTCTTTGACCATTTAGATCATCTTCCCATTTAATAACTTTGATAAAATCGGGTAATCCTTTCTTTATTGCATTTAAAAAATCATCATCGCCCAAATCAAATGGAATAGGTTTCTGTGTTGCCATGTTTTCTCCTGTTGTTAATACCACGAAAGCCCCCAATAAAGGAGGCTGGAGAAGTGGGAGCGCTTTGGGGTAAACACTCCCACCAAAATTTATTTTTCGCGGCTTAGCCCAGGCGTATGCCTGTCCTCCACGGATAAGCGGTTAAACATAAGTCGTCCTTTATTGATTAGCCTATTAGTCTCATTAGGACTTAACCCAAAAACCTCGGCGGTTCTATCAACAGTCAAGGTTCTTAGGTAATAAGTCTCAAAAACTTCTAAAGCTTTTGAATTGGGTTTGGTCATACGTTAATACTCCCAAGCTGATTAGCCTCTGCGGCATACTCTGAAAGTGTCTTCTTAGGCTCAAAGTGAATATCTCTTTCAATAGTCAATCCGAAAGGTAGCCTCAAAGATTCCAGCTCTTCTAGGGATACGTAGCCTAGTTCAGGGTATCCCATGCCTAGATCACAAAGACCAAAGAAAGTCCGATCTTCCTCGTGGTATTCGCTTATCAACCAAGTGGCTGAACCTACTGGATTGAAAAGCTTAAGATAAGGTTTATCTTTGGTTGCGTTGCCAATGTTTTTGGATAGTTTGGCTTCTATCTCTTTAGTAAGTAGTTTCATAATATTTATATAGTTTTTAATTCAAAAGGTCGTTTATCCAGCATTTCGTTCCAATCCGCTTCACCACCGAAAATATAATTCATATCGGAAGGCGTAACGTGTTCAGTAACTTTGCTAAATTGAGAATGGTAATACTGTCGATCTTGATATCCATCAGGGGTATCGTAAGCCTCGGCAGAAGAAACCCACCAAGAGCCATCTTTATATAAATAAAGATACTCATGAAATAGAGCGTTTGCATGCCTTACAAAAGCATATTCAGAACCATGCTCATGCGGACAATCATTATCAGCCCTACTAGCATTGATATCCTCTATGGTAAATTTTAAGCTAGATATGTAACCATTACTTACTAACTCTTTAGCTCTCTCGTAACAGTTCCAATGGGCTAAAAGAATAGCCCCGTTATAAGATGGGTAGCCATCCATGTGGCAATAAGTAGACGTTATCCAACCATTATCCTGTTTATAGGCTATTAAGCTTCTTGTACTCATTTCAGTTCCTCCCCGTTATAGGTATAGAACTTATCAGCTAAGCCCTCCAATTCTCCGACCTTGCCGCAAGCAGTTGCCAGGCCTTCAAACTCTTTGCAAAAAATAGCCGCATTTCCAAAACTGCACCTAGCCAATGCCTGATGTAGTTTGTAGAGAGCTTCTGCAAAGTCTCCGCACCTAGAATCAGTAATGCCTAAATCTTTGCACAAATAACCTCTTAGAAATTTAAGGTTATCTCTATCGTTAACAAAATGATGACCGCTTGAGTCATCCTTAATTATTTCCGAACCATAATATGTATCGCTCATATTTTTTTTCTCCATTAGTTAAAATTACAGGGTTGAACCCCATTGCTCCGCCATAGCCTTTGCAAGCCCATGGTGAAATTTGCTTCTTACCTTCCAGCGGTCTTTGCTGGGTGAGGCATTATGAATATCGTGCCTAGCAGTCTCTTTGGATAATGATCCTGTGCTAGTTAATTTGGGTAGGTTCTTAAGCCAAAGACAAGTTTGCTTTCTTATATTGTCTTCAGATTCTAAATGTTCTGCGTATTGATAAGGTTCTACAATCTGTGTTGCCTTCCAATCAAAATAGCTTTCTGAATATCTGCTAATCCTACGCTTTGCAAAGTGGTGCATGATTGGGTTTTCCATTGCGATTTTAGGAACATCTGCATTCCAAAGATCGGCAAAAAGAGAAGCTCCCTCTTCCAGTTCTCCAAGAACCTTTTTCATCCATTCTTTGTCGGACATTCCAGCTCCCATTTTTGTAGGTCGCTTTTTAAGGTGTTGGACTCCTGAATTACAAAGCCTAGTGCAAGGAGGATGGGCAACTAACAACATATCCCAAGACTCATAATGTAGAACGTCTTTAACATCATCTTGAATGTGTCTATTGGTTGGTGTGTCGGCTGGTAGTACATCGCAACTCCAAGCATCATGCCCCTTTTCAAGGAAAGCATCGCGGACAATTCCGCTGGTTTCACATGCAATTAGTATTTTCATAGTCGCTCCTTTTTGTCTGTGTTAAGCGCTATCTTATAAGAATTATCGATTAATACAAGTTATTTAACTACTATCAATAGTTATTAATTTCTCTCCCACACCTGGCAAGATATAAAACTCAACCATGCAAGAAGAACATCTAGAGCGCAGACTCGAAAACGTGGAAACAGAATTGCGCGGAATCGCTCGCACTCTTTCCAGTCTTGCACGCATTGAAGAAAAACTATCTAACGTCAATCATTTCATTCTTGATCACGAAACTAGGCTCAGAGTTTTAGAAGACTCAAGCGCTAAAGGATCGGTGAATATTAAAATAGCAGAGCGTGTAATTTGGATCGTTCTTGCGGGAGCTTTAGCATCCCTAAATATGATCAGCTAGAACTAATCAAGTTCTTGAAATCCCGGGATCTATCCCCACAGACATCAAAGGATCTTTTTTTTCCTCCACCAGATCCCCAAATAAAAATTTGTAATTTTTGCGGACTAACCCTAGCGCAGTCTTCTTTCGATTCCATATATAAGAAGGGTAAAGAATATAAAAGAAATAGATGCAGAACCTGTAGAGCTAAACAAGGTGAATGCTATAAGAAGTTCATAAGGAGAGCGCACACAAAGTTGAAGCATGCTAGAAGGAAACAAGGTAAAGAATGGCAGCTCACTCCAGAGATATTAATAGAGATATATGAGAGGCAAAAAGGCATCTGCTATCTAAGTGGAAAGAAGATGACCCATGCAATGGCTGAAGGTATGAAAGATACAAACATCAGCATAGATCGGATAGACCCCGCCAAAGGATACACAAAAGAGAATATCTCTCTCTGCTGTGTTAGAGCTAACCTTATCAAACACACGTTAACAAATAGCGAACTAAAAGACTGGACAGAGGCAATATGGCAACACCTACAGAACGACAAGAACTCTTCATAGCTGAGTATGTAAAGACTAGAAACGGCTTTAAATCGGCTGTTAAGGCTGGCTATAGGGAGAACTCGGCACGGCAACAGGCCTCGCGCTTGCTTACGAAAGAACACATTTTGAAACGTGTGGAACAAGAAACTCAACAAATTCAAGCCCGTAACAACCTCGATGCTGATTACATAGTAAATAAATTACGACAAGAAGCCGAAGGGATCACTCCAGACGCTACCGCCAGTTCTAGGGTAAAGGCATTAGATCAGTTGGCTAAGATCGCTGGTGTTTATGCTCCTGTTAAGAGCGAAGTAGAAGCCAACATAAACCAAGAAGATGATTGGCTAGCTAACCTAGACGAAGAAGAGGAGTTTCATTAATAGAGTTACTCCTGGCTAATGGATAAAATTCAGAAAATAGGCAAAAGGGCAAAGCACGATCTTCCCTTTTATGCTTCCAACTTCTTAAGGATCGTAGACAAGCAAGGCGAAAGAATCCCTTTCCGCTTTAATCCATCCCAATTAGAGGTTCATAGAAGGCTACAGAGGCAATTAAAAGAAACAGGACGCATTCGCGCCCTAGTTCTTAAATCACGCCAGCTGGGTATCTCTACTTACTCTGAAGCTAGGTTGTTCTGGAGAGCTGTAACAAACAAGAATGTTAATGCTGTAGTGATCTCACATCTGAACAGTTCTTCTAAAGCTATCTTTGAAATGATCCGCCACTTCTATGACCATATACCTCATCAAGCTTTTAAACCAGAGACGGGACAACTAACCCAAACCAGCATATCTTTTGAGAAGCTGAACAGTCAGTTCCGTGTGCATACTGCCAGGACTGGTGACGTTGGAAGAGGTCAAACAAATAAGTATCTACATTTGTCAGAGGTAGCGTTCTTTCCTCAAAAAGCAGAGATTGTTGCTGGATTACTACAAACAGTTCCTAGGCTAGGATCAGAAGTAATTCTAGAGTCTACTGCTAATGGTGCGGGGGGATGGTTCTACGAGCAAGCGCTAAAGGCAATGCCTGATATGAATAAAGGGGCATCCACAGATTGGGAGCTGATATTCCTACCTTGGACTGATCACCTGGAGTACAGAGTACCCCCAGACCCCTATTTTGAACCCTCCGAATATGAAGAGTACCTAACTGAAAAATTTGGGCTGGATAATTCTCAACTAAATTTCCGTAGGATGAAAATAGCCGAGTTAGGAAGTGAGGATCTCTTTAAACAAGAGTACCCCCTAACCCCACAGGAGGCGTTCCTATTTTCTGGAAGGACATTTGTAGAGAGTACCTACATAGAAAATATATTAGAAGATTGTTTCTCTCACAACAAAGAGGGGGAGATACTGCCCGATGTTACATTCTCTGAGAAGGCTAAAGGTCGTTTCAAAGAATGGCGTGAATGCGAAGCCGACCAAAGGTATTGCATAGGAGTTGATGTAGCCGAGGGGCTAGAAGGTAGAGATTATTCATGCGCTCAGGTAATGGACGCTATGGGTAATCAAGTTGCTTGCTGGCACGGACACATTGATCCGTTCATGTTTGGTGATCTATTGCGCGCACTAGGTCTTTTGTATAACAAAGCTTGGATGGTTGTTGAAAGAAATAATCACGGGCTTACGACAATAAGACGATTGCAAGAACTAGGTTATCCGAACTTGTATGTAGATAGACAGGTAGACAACGCTTACGCAGACAAGATGACTAAGAAGGCTGGGTTCTTAACTACGAGTAAGACTAAGCCAGTATTGATAGATGGACTAGCTACTCTGATTAGGCAAGGTGAGTCAGGGATAGTGTGTAAGGAGTTGGTGAGTGAGCTGAGGACGTATGTACTAGATGATAGAGGACATACCAATGCTCAGCAAGGTTGCCATGACGATAGAGTTATGTCGTATGCACTAGCTTTATGGGGGCTGCAATCTATGCCCCGTAATAGGCGTTTCATACAGAAGCATGATTATGAACCTGTAGATGGAGTAATAGGGTATTAATGGATAACTGTTATTTAGGCTGGTTTTGGAACTTTGAAACTAAAGAGTTTGAGAGGTGGCGCGGAAAAAAAAATTTCGATGACACTTTATTGAATAAAGATGATTGAGTATAGAGGCGAAAAGTTTTCGGGTTACAACAAACCTAAGAGAACACCTAACCACCCTACTAAGTCACATGCAGTTTTAGCTAAAGAAGGTAGCGTTATTAAATTAATACGTTTTGGACAACAAGGAGTAAGTGGAGCTGGAAAGAATCCTAAGTCAGATAAAGATAAAGCAAGGCGCAAATCTTTCAAGGCTAGACATGCTAAGAATATAGCAAAAGGAAAACTATCAGCTGCTTACTGGGCAAACAAAGTCAAATGGTAAAAAAATGAAAAAAAAGAAAGGACTATACGCAAACATAAACGCTAAGAAAGAAAGAATTAAAAAAGGTTCAGGTGAAAGAATGAGAAAACCTGGATCTAAAGGCGCTCCCACTAAAAAGAATTTTGCAGATGCAAAGAAAACAGCTAAGAAAAGGAAATAACTATGCCAAAAGTAGGTAATAAAAAATATTCATACACTAAGAAAGGAATGGCTAAAGCTAAAGCAGCAGCCAAGAAAAAAGGTGTAAAAATTAAAAGCACTAAAAAGAAAGGTTACTAATAATGCCAAACAATGAAGACTTGATAATGGACACTCCAGATATGGAGTTATCAGAATCAGGTATTGATCTTAAAGAGGTCACAGAAAAGAAAAACCAAGACGCCGAAGAGCAAAGTGCAGAACTAAGTTCTTTTGGTGCAAGGCTTAAAAATCTTTATGAGGAATATAAAGATAGTCGTTCTGAGATTGAAGATGAATGGATCAAAGACCTTAGACAGTATAGTGGTAAGTATGAGCCTGATGTTTTGGCTAAGTTAGAAGCACAAGGCAATCGTTCTAAAGTATATGTTGGCTTAACTAGAACTAAAGTTATGGCAGCTTACTCTAGGGTAATAGATTTGATCTTCCAGCCTGGAGAGCCATTCTTCAGTATAGAGCCAACACCTAATCCAGATATAGATCCTTTAAGACAAGCACGAATGCTTAATCAAGCCGTAGCCGAGATTATGCAAGTTTCAGGTGCAGAGGATATAAGTGAAGTTGAAGATTTGGTTCAGCAACGCTCTATGGAACTACAAAAAGAAATTAGAGATAACGCTAAAGATATTGCTAGAGAAAGTGCAAAACTAATGTCTTTGGAAATAGAAGACTTTCTTATTGAGAATAACACAGATGAACGCATGAAAGATGCAATCCTAGAAATGTGTTTATTTGGTTCAGGCGCAATGAAGGTAGGTACATTTAAAGTAGAAAAACAAACTCATTGGCGTAGAGGGGCGGAAGGCTATTCGATGATTATGGAAGAAGATATAGTTCCTGAAGTTGATTCTGTTTCTATATTTGATCTTTACCCAGATCCATATGCAACTTCTATGGATGATGCTGACGGCATATTTAGAAGACACATACTAACTAGAAAACAATTTGGTGAGCTAAAGAATGTAGCTGGCTTTGATAAAGAAAAATTAAATTTGCTACTCGAAAAACATACTGATGGAAATCATGATGAAGCTCAGCATGAAAAAGATAGACGCTCTATATCAGGTGTTAATGAATACGCCGAAAGCACAAGATTTGAAGTATTAGAATACTGGGGATGTGTTAGCGGGCATGACCTTTCAGAATCAGGAGTTGATCTTGGAAAAGACGCTGAACTGTCAGACGAATATCAAGCCAATGTGTGGATATGCGACCACCATGTTTTAAAAGCGCAAATTAATCCTATTATGGGCGGCTACAAAAGCCCTTATTTAATTGTTCCTTACGAAAGAAACCTGCACCAGTTTTGGGGTGTAGGTGTAGCTCGTATGATGCGAGACTCACAACAAACCATGAACGCAGCTGTAAGAATCTATTTAGACAATACAGCAATATCAAGCGCACCAATGGTTGAAGTAAATACAGATTTATTGGCAGCAGGTGAAGACCCAACGGATTTACATCCTTGGCGAATCTTTCTCAGGGAGGGGGGTGATGCTCAATTCCCAATGGTTCGTTTTTATCAACCTTCCAATAATGCTTCCTCATTAAACAATATTATTGAATTGTTTAGACGTTTCGCAGACGAGACAACATCACTCCCCAGCTACACTCACGGCGACCAACAAAAGTCTTTAAATCAGACTGCTACAGGCATGTCTATGCTAATGGGTGCAGCCAACGTAGCCCTTAAATCAACTATTAAGAATTTAGACGAATATATGGTAAAGCCAATGATACAAAGCTTGTATCACCATTTTATGGAATGGAGTACCAATGAAGACGCTAAAGGAGATCTTAATATTGTTGCTAGAGGGTCTACTGCATTAATACAAAAAGAAGTGCAGAGTCAAAGACTGTTGCAATTCCTATCGCTAGTTAGCAATCCACTTGACGCATCAATGGTGGATCGTGGAGTCCTATTAAGGGATATAGCGCAATCATTAGATATTGATGCAGAGAAGGTAATTAAATCAGATGACGAACTCCAAGAAGAACAAAAACAGTTATTACAACAAGCTCTCGCCGAGTCAGGCGGTGGCAGTCCTTCAGTTGGTGACTCAACCAACATTCCAGGAGGTGTTGAACCTCTTCAACTCCCGCTTGGAAACATCAAGGGATCGTCTTGAAAAAGCAAAGACTGAAGAGGAAATAAGAATTGAACAAGGAAGAATACAAGAAATTAGGTTCTTACTTGAATTGGAACATACTGCGAGAGCGGTACATAAGGCGGCTCAAAACCCCAGTTAGGGATACCTTTGAGCTTAATTTTAATAAACGTGGATACTCGCGTAAGCGACCCACAAGGAGTTAGCTAGTTTATGGCTACTAAAAATGATCCAGTACAACTGGAAAAAGAAGCAGATGAAGCGCTTGAGCGCATGTTGGCAGCAGAAGGATTACCCCAATCTGAAGCAGAGGAATTAATTACTCCCGAAGCGACAGAGGCAGATAATAATCAAGAGCTGGCAGACGGCGTTGAAGACTCTCCCTCCGAGTCAGAGGACACAGAGATTGAAGCAGAAGCAGCAGATGCTAAAGCAGATGCGGTTGGGGAAACCGAAGAAGCTTTAGAAGAAACTGTGGAAACTGAAGCATCAGCTATCGAGACTCCTGAAGAAGCAGACAAGGATGGTCAGTCTGTAGACGCAGAAAAACTTGCTCAAGAACGTATAAAAAACGCTCAAGCAAGGATGACTAAAGCAACTCAAGAAGCAGCTGAACTCAGACGTGAGAATGATGAAATCAAAAAGCAGCTTAATGAGTTGAAAGACACAGTTAGGAGTGAGCAGGCTATGCAAAGCAATGCTGCGCTTGACGATCTTAAGAGGGAATATCCTGAATTGGCTAGTCCTTTGATAGATAAGATTGCACAGCTTGAAGCACAGATTGCTCAAAGCACTTCCGAAATTAAAGAAGACAGTATGCAAAAGGAGCTTCAAGATCACTTTGCAAGCATTAGGGCTAAACACCCTGACGTGGACAGTCTGACTGATTCAGAAGATTTTCAAGGATGGCTAGAGCGCCAAACACCTGTTTGGAAGCGAGTATCTAAGGAAGGTTCTTCAGATGAAGTCGTCAGTCTACTGGACAAATATAAGACGGAAATGGGTCTAGTTGTAGAGCCATCAGAGACGAAAGAGCAAAAGGTAGCACGGGCAAAGATTAAAGCTGAGCCTAAATTACCGAAGGCTAGAGAATCTCAATTAAAGGGCGCAAACAAGCGAATTTGGACTAGAAGCGAAATAGGTTCTATGTCAATGGATGACTTTGCTAAACACGAAGAAGACATTGATAAAGCCTACGCTGAAGGAAGGATTCAATAGTTTGCATATAGTTCATAAACTTAAATAAAGGTGTAAATTATGGCAGCATTCCCATCCGCTGGCGCAAATTCCGCAGCTAATTTTATCTCTGAAGTTTGGAGTAAAAAATTACAAGCGAAATTCTATGCCAATACGGTACTACCACAAGTTAGTAACACTGACTACGAAGGTGAAATATCAGGTCAAGGTAATAAAGTTATTATCAGAACCGTTCCTGACGTTACTGTAGCTGACTACACAGGTACTATCTCGTATGCCGATTTAACCACTACTAAAGTTGAACTGAATATAGACAAAGCAAAGAGCTATGCGTTTAAAGTAGACGATGTTGTGAAAGCACAAAGTAATTTCGATTACTGGAATGCCGCTGCACAAGACGCTGCTGAATCCATGAAAATTGCCGTTGAAACTGACGTGTTTACAAACATAGTCACAACATTTACACCTGCGGTTGTAGATGCTACTTCAACAACAAGTGCAAATATTCTTGGAAAAATCTTAGACGCAGGACAGACGCTTGACGAAAATAACGTACCAGAGACTGGAAGATTTATCATCCTATCTCCTCAATACGTTAACTTACTCAAGCAATCTGATCTTAAAGATGCTTCTTTAGCTGGTGACGGGACTTCCATTCTTAGAAATGGTCGTGTTGGCATGATCGACAGATTTACGGTTTACATGAGTAATAACTTACTCAAACCTGCTTCTGGATCAGATGCTAATAAGACTCATACTATTTATGGTCATCCTAAAGCCATGAGCTTTGCTTCTCAGTTCACAAACACAGAAACTGTAAGAATGGAAACTTCTTTCGGTGATGGTGTTAGAGGCTTGAAGGTCTACGGTTATAAAACTGTAGTTCCAACAGCTGGTGGTGTGATTAAGTTCAGCGTCTAGTTTTAGATAGTTAAGGTAGAACCCCTTGCAGGGTTTATTACTCAACTGCAACGGAGAGAGGTATTCCCCGATACGCTCTCTCACTTTTTTTTTAAATCATAATTGGAGAATGAAATTATTTATAGAAACTCCACATGGTTTTCGCCATTTAGGCGATCTTGATGAAGACGGATATTTTGAGCCTTCCATCGAGTTTGAGGAAGTAAATCCACATGATGTATCAATACCTATGAACGATAGCGATATACATAAAGACTCTTTAATAGAGTTATTAGGATTTTTTCCAATGGATAATAAAACCATACATTAAAGGTAAATATGGCTACTGTAAAAGTAATAGACTTAATAGATAGAGCAGAAACTGTGTTGCAAGACACAACTAATACGCGCTGGGCGCAAGCTGAACTATTAAGCTATCTAAATGATGCTCAGAGAGAAATCGTTATGCAACGCCCTGACGCAAAAGTAACGAATGCAACTTTTACTTGTGCAGCTTCTAGCAAACAAACTTTACCCACAGGCGCTTTAAGATTAGTAGACGTTATAAGAAACGCTACAGGTAAGGCCATCACACAAATAGACAGAAAGGTATTAGACGTGCAAAATCCTTCTTGGCACACAGGATCTGGAAATACAGCAGTTGAACACTTCATGTATGATCCGACTGATCCAAAAAATTTTTACGTTTATCCAGTCCCTACAAATTCAGTACAAATTACCATAGCGTTTAGTGAATCTACTGCTGACATAACTATATCTAATTACACAAGCAGTACAGACACCATAGGTTTAGATGACACTTACGCGAATGCAATTTTAGACTACATGCTCTACAGGGCTTATCAGAAAGACTCAGACTTTGGTGGCAACATGCAAAAAGTCGCAACACATTATCAATCTTTTGCTAATTCTATCGGTTTAAAAACAAGAGCTGATTTAGTAATTACGCCACAAACTAATGATATGAGATCAGGAATACAGGCGGTATAGATGGCAAATATAAAATACACAGACTTAGCTTACTTAGTGCAATCTGAATTACCAGGATGCCCTTTATTCGTTATAGAAAGAGCTATGCGCGAAACCGCAATAGATTTTTTTACAAAAACAGACATACACATTCAAGAATTAGAAGAGGTATTTACAGTATCAGGAGAAAAGGAATACGACTTAAGCGCACCACAGGGATCTGATATAAACCATGTCGTTGATGTATTTAGAAATCAGACTCCAGCAAGCAGTTCATATACGCCTTTAACGGCAGTTACTATTACTGAATACTATCAAAAACAAGGTAGCGGTAGTCCTCAATGTTACACCATGACCGACAATGACACGATCTTGTTTGCCCCTACTCCATCTGCTTCAGAAACCCTTTATGTACTTTATTCCTTAAAGCCGTCACAGACGTCAACTTCCTTAAATAAGGGTATTGCTAACAGGAACGCAGAATTATTAGCACACGGCACGTTATATCGCTTACAAATGATGCCTGAACAAGCATGGTCTAATCCAGCTTCAGCCGCTAATAACAAAACACTTTATGACAAACAAATGGGTGATGCCATTCGTAAAGTTAAATATGGTTGGGCAGGTGCAGCGATGACCGCAACTTACAAAAATTTTGAGACAGGATTTTAATTATGGCTTATTCAGACACAATTAATTTAGTTAAAGACGATACAGCACCTGTATTGACAGTAACTCTAAAAGATTCCAATGAAGCTGCCTCGGGTCAAACGCTTGATCCAGATAATGCAGCCACTTGGAAACCTATAGATTTATCAGGTGCTACAGTACAAATGTTCTTTAGACAATTAGGTTCTACAACTATTAAAGACACCATAACTGGAGCAATCACAGATGCTACAGGAGGTGAATGCACTTTAGGGTGGAATACTTCTTCTTTAGATACTGCTGGAACTTATGAAGGTGAAATACAAGTAACCTTGAGTTCTGGAAAAATACAAACAGTCTTTGACAAAATTAAATTTAAAGTCAGGGCTGACTTTTAGGATAGGCGATGGCTTTACGAGCTATTGTCAAAGTATCTGGTTCTTCTACCAGCGCGAATCAATTAGAAAACGGATTAACAGCTGGCTTATCTGTTGTTAATTTTCAGACAAGCTTTGCTTATGTAAACGCTAAAAGCAATTTAACTTTTGCTAATATCATTGCTTCTGTCGTTACAGACTCTGACAGCAAGCATCAATGGTTCTACGATCAATATACTTTTGCAGATAATCTCACCATACAGCTAACTGTTGTTAAAACAGATACTTTTGTTTTCACAGATAGTGAAACTTTTAGTTTTAATAAAGGTTTATTAGACACCCCTACTCTGACAGAAAGTTTAGCTAGAGTTACAGGAAAGGTTCTAACCGACAGCCAGTCTTTATCTGATTTACCTAGCATAGGATTTAGCAGACCTGTAGCTTCTACAACAGATGGTTTTACAGATGCCTTGTCTTTAGCTCCACAATTAAATAAAAGCGATAGTTTCTCTCACACCGATACAGTTGCATTATCTCCTACCAAAGGACTATCTGACACATTTTCTGTGGCGGAAACCCTTGCAAGAACTGTGTCATATAACTTGGCGCGTTCTGATAGTTTCACTTTAGATGATGTCTTTAGTGGAATGGGAGTTGGGGTTAATAAAGGTAATATCTTTAATTTTTCTGACTCCGCTGTGTTTGCAACAGCAAAAGTGTTTTCGGACACACAAAGTATGGCAGAAAGTATTGCGCTTTCTTCTAGCCTAGTGAAAACAGACAGTTTCTCTATTACTGATAGTGCAAATGTTCTTTATATACCAGGCTCACAAGGACGCTTCAATGCCTTTGCTTTTAATGAAATAACTCTAAATGGGTAACTCAATGATAAAAGACGATGGTTTAAAAATGAAGGGTCGCCTTCAAATATCTCTTAATGACAAAGTAGTTCAAGATATTGACAACTTAGTTGTGACTGCTGGTAAAGAGTTTGTGGCTTCAAGAATGAAAGGCACAAGTTCAAGCGTCATGTCGCACATGGGAGTCGGTACTGGAACAACAGCCGCAGCAGCGGGTCAAACAACTCTTGTTACTGAAGTAGATAGAAATGCTATTGATTCCACAGGTGGATCAGGTGCAAACGTAATCTACACAGCTACTTGGGCAGCAGGAGATGGAACGGGCGCTTTGACTGAAGCAGGTATGTTTAATGCTTCTTCAGGCGGAACTATGCTGTGTCGTACAGTATTTTCTGTTGTAAACAAAGGTGCATCTGACTCTATGACAATAACTTGGACTGTAACAGTAAGCTAAACAAGGAGTAATTAAGTGGGCGTAAAATTTAGTAACAACGCCAAAACTACTCTATCTGCAAGCGTAAGCACTAGCGCTACAAGCGTATCAGTTGCAAGTAGTTCTGGCTTCCCTTCCCTCAGCGGAGGTGATTATTTTTATGCCACAATGGTGCAGCAATCTGACGATACTGCACTTGAGATTGTAAAAGTTACCGCCGTATCAGGCACAACATGGACAGTATCTAGGGCGCAGGATAATACCAGCGCCACCGCTTTTGCGAGCGGAGATAAAATTGAATTAAGAGCATCGGCTGGTGTTTTTATAGATCTTTTTGCGGAAAAAGCCCCAATTGCTAACCCTACCTTTACTGGCAACCTTACAATAGGTAGTGCTGAAATAAGTGAAACAGAATTAGAGATCCTTGATGGCGCAACAGTCACTACTGCTGAACTTAATAAACTAGATGGTACAACTGCTACAGCGGCCTCTCTGACTTACGGAAAAGATCTATACGACACAGGCGTAACCGCAGCAGAGTTTGATTATCTAGACGGCGTCACCTCTAACATACAAACACAAATATCCACTAAACTAACTACGCCTTCAGGTTTTGCTAGAGGCAGCGTCATTATTGGTGATTCAAGTGGCAACCCAGCTAATTTAGGAGCTGGAGCTAATGGATACGTTTTAAAGTCAGACGGCACAGACGTAACTTGGGCTGAAGACGAAAAAACAACGACAACTAACTTTGTTAAAAATGCTTTTACTGGCGATAACACCACTACGGCATTTACGTTATCACAATCACCTAACAGCGAAGATAACCTAATAGTATTCATAGAGGGTGTATTCCAAAATCAAGGTGACTATGCTTTAAGTGGTACAACTCTTACCTTTGATGAAGCACCAGCCACAGGTAGAAAGATTGTTGCTTATCATGTTAAAGCAGCAGTATCGGGTGCTAACTTAAACCACGATCATCTCT